TTTGCTGTATGTACTTCACGATATGATAATGTTAAAAATCCATCCATGTTTTTTTCAACTGAATATGGCATAAATTCCTGTGCATCCTGTGCAAAATATCCAAATTCAATTTTGCCATTTTTTTCGTATAATTTGGCTTCTAAATTTTCAATTCCTGCAATTTGTGCTGATCCATCAATCAATTTTTTTAATCGATTATCTGATGATTCAAAAAATGATGTGGCTGTGACTGATCCTAAAAATGTTCCATTTCCTAATGAATTAACCAAAAATGAATTTGTGCCACCATTAACATTTCGCACCCTAAAACCACGATCATTTGTGCCGTCACCTGAAAAATAAACGGTTGGATAATATTGTGATCCACTATTAAACATTCCAAACCCCCAATTGCCATCATTGTAATTTTGAATCATCCAATTGTATGAACTACTTCCTGACATTTTTAAAGTAGATGTTGTAAAAATGTCACCGCTTGTTTTTAGTGTACCATTTACATCTAATTTATATCCCGAATCTGTTGTTGATCCAATTAATACGTTTCCACCTGCTTTTATGGTAATATTACCCGATGAATTATTTATATGTATATCTGATGCAGTTAATGCCCCCAAATTTACTCCATAACCTGAAACAGATTGCAAAACCAATTTTACGGCTGCGTCTGCGGAATGAATTTCAAATAATGCTCTTGCACCACTTGATAATCCCTTTAATGTCATTGCTGCAATTCCTGTTTGTGTATAGTGAATTGTAGCATCTTGACCAATTGTTAATAAATTACTTGCACCTGAATTTCCAATACCTACGTTGCCATTTGAACCATTAATTAAAAATAATGTAGAAAAAGTTATTATTCCATTTGCTGCACCTGTTGGTCCTGATTGAATTAAAAAGTTATTATTATACCCGCTTAACACCATATTCATTGATGCATTTGCAGACTTTCTAATCCAAGCAGTACCATTATAATATGCATTAGATGTATAATACATTTCAGGCAATCCAACATAATTTGAAATTGCATTACCCTCTCTTCCTTCAATAATTGGTCTAACAGGAGAAGCACCCCACGCACTTAATGATGAAATTCCGCTGCCAAAGCCATCTGCCGTAACACTACTCGAAAACACGGCTGCACCTGTTGAACCTGCAATTTGTAACGCATAATTTGCTGCACCTTGCATATAAAGCCAAAAATTGCCACTAACACTATCAATTTGCCACGTTCTTGTTCCGTTTTTACGTGCATTTATAATTGTGTAATCTGTTGCGCTATCTGTTGTAATTGATGGATTAACACCTTGTATTCTTAATGATCCATTTACATCTAATTTGTATCCTGAATCTGTTGTTGTTCCAATTGAAACATTACCTGATGAAAAAATATCAAATCTATCTAATCCGGCTATTTCATCATAAATTCTAAATCTGCGTAATGTTTGACCTGTTGATCCTAATATTCGCCATATTCCTGCATCTGTTCCTGTTTTAGTTAAATATATTTGTGGCTCTGTTGATTCAATTTTTAAATCTCCGGCAATATTTGCAAATCCTGTTGTTTCAAATAATATACTATTACCCAACGCACTTGCTGATGTCCATTTTGGCAAATAATTTGTTGTTCCTGATCCTGTCACTAATCCTGATAATGTTGTGACTGATCCATCAGCCATTAAATACTGACTTGCAGTGCCACCTGATTTGATAAATGATGCAGATGTCAATGTGCCTGTATTGATTGCATTGCCTGATGGTGTTATTTGGAATTTTGTTGCACCGGCTGTTTGATCGTAAATGTAGAAATATCCTGAATCAACAAAAATGGTATAATCAGGATTTTGATCTGTATCAACAAAATACAATCGTGGTGTTGCACCGCTGATTGATAAATCACCTGTAAATACAGGATTTGCCGCATCCGCTTTCAATGCCAACTTTGCCAATACGGCATTGCTATTTGGATATTCTGTTGATGATGCCAATAAATTTGACACCATTTTATCCAAACGTTGGTATGTACTTGCGGCCGTTGTTTGTGTTAAATATGTACTTGCTGCACTTGTTGTTGTCAAATAAGTATTTGTATCCAATGACCATGTGTCGGCTGCCGTTTTAATTAAAAATCCGGTTGTTCCAACCAATGCCGCAATGGCTGTCAAATCTGCATCTAATGGTTGTTTTGTACCCAACCCGGTCACAACTGCATTTACCGATGGATATTTGGTTGCCGATGCAGTCAAATCTGTTGATAAATTTGTCAATAATTGGTATGTACTTGCTGCATCACCGGTTGTCAAATACGTTGAATTGTCATACGATATTGTTGTTCCTGTTGCTTTCACAAATCCGGTTCCATTCAATTGCGCCTGTGGTGTATATCCTAACACCGTTGCGATGCTCTTATTTTTCCATAATGATGTGGCTGATTCGTAAAATAATCCATCATTATTTGTTGGTGTTTGCGCAGCAACATCATGAATTTCTTTTAATTCAAACCCATTTTGAACGTTTACAAAGATTTCACCATTATTTGATTGCACACGTGTAACAACTCCAATATAAACTAAATGCGCAGGTGCAAATGGTTTATTTGCTAAACCAAAAATCAATGCACCATTTACACCCAACCAAACCGGATCACCGGCCGTTGCTGTGGATGTGTCCAATCCTGCTAATAATCCAAATGTCACGCATTTAACAAACGCATTTGTTGCACCTCCTGTTTCGAGTAAACCAAACGTTTTTGAACTCAATGCCTCTGTTGTATTTGATGCAGCCGAAACAATGATATTTGTTCCATTGGCTGATGAAACGTAAACCGCTGCACCTTTGGTTAATGTTTGCCCTAATTTGACCTCATTTTTTGTCTGTGTGGCAAAATTATCAATCCATTCAGTATTATAGTCCGTTGCGTTAATTTTAGCCAAAATTTGGCCTGTTGTTCCGCCTATTGGCAAACCACCGGTAATTGTTGGAAACGTTGCGATTGATCCATCACCACGAATGTATTGTGAAATCGTACCGGTTGGATTATTAAATTTGGCATTTAAGGCATTTTGTAAATCTGTCTGATTGGATAATGTGCCGGTAATATTGCCCCAAACGGCTGATGTTCCTGCAATAGTCCATGATCTGTTTGCTGATAAATCATAGGTTGTTCCATTAATTGTCAATGTCCGGGCATTTGTGACCGGTGTGAACCCTAATGCGGCAATGATTTGTGAACTTGTTATGGATGTCAAATAGGTATTTGCATCCAATGATCCATCCGCCTTTAAAAATTGCGTTGCTAAACCATTAGTGACCTTGTATTTGTTGGCTCTTAAAAAGCCATTAGAATCAATAAAAACATTTGATCCCCCACCGAATCCATCTGTAATTTGCTTTTCGCTTGCTGTTAGGATGTCATTGTCGATTGTTTTCAACAATGCTTTGTATGTTTCGGCTACTAAATTACCGGTTAATGATGCCATTTTCTGCCTGCTTTATTTTATGCAAGTTAAAAAATTATTAGCCTTGTTTTTATGAACACATAACCGATAATGATGATTGATTCAAACATGATTGTGATAATGGCCCACAATGGAATAACGTTTGTGACAATCTTTTTGTATTCAACCTTTGTATTGTCTGATTTTGACAATTGATATTTGGATTTATACACAGATTCTATTGAATCAATGTCAATTTTGGCCTCAATTCTGCCACGTGTTGAACGCAATGTGATTGATCCCTGTGGTATTATAAATTTTGAATAAAAGTCCGTTAAAATGCCCAAAGAATCACACGGATTTTCAATGATAATTGAAACCCGAATGGCCTTTGTTTTGTAGATCACATCCGATGTGTGGATGGTATCATATTTTACAATGGTTGATTCTTTGATAATTGTTTTTGATGGTTTGCAACTTGCAAACAAAATGATGGCGATGATTAGGTATTTTTTCATTTTTATATTATTTAATGTTGGTTATATTTTACATTAACCCCACTTTTTGTCAATTATGATGGATATATCCTACAAAATCACGTATCCCTGTGCATCAATTTTCTTTGCATTGTACATTGCAAATAAATCCGATGGTGTTTTTCCAAATGCTTTTTGAAAATGTGGCATATCAGGAAATTTTTTCCAATCGCCACCCCATTCCCAACCGTACTTTTTAAACACCGCCACAACCTCCATCCAATCCGCTTTGCCATCAGAATCAAAATCCTTTTTAACATCCCATGAAACCGCTTTGCCATCAATTAAAACAATGTCAATTGCCAATCCGTAATTGTGTAAACTTAAACCCGGTTTTGCCTTTGAAACAATAATACCCGGCTTTGTTCTGCCCTGTGCATAAATTGCCTCCTGCTCTTTAAATGTGCGCAATGTGTGACTAAATCTGCAAAATGCTTTGCCTCTTAATGCAGTCACAATTTCATCATAAATTGTGACAACCTCTGCACGCAATTTTGGGTGCATCAACTCAATCCGATCCAATGTTGTTTGATCTTTCATTATTCCTGTTCCGGCTTCTTTTTTACCGGTTTGCCATGCTTTAATTTATGGTTTTCCTCACGTAGATTTTCAATTTCAACGGTTAATTCATCAACCTTTTTGCTTAATTGATCAACTTTGGCCTCCAACTTCTCATTCATTTGCGTTACCATATCAATCACACGTTGGGAATTTTCTAATTGTATTGTACTGATGTCCGCATTTTCTTTGCGTTTCCCTAATATCCACGATATAAATGCCGTGACTGATGATGATGCTAGGCCAATAATGGCATCCCTTAATTCCATTTTTAAATTGTCTGTTGGATTTTATTACTGATTTCTACTATGCCACGAAAATATGTGTGATCACGTTCATCATCCACCATGTATGTTGATGATTCTTTCACGCAGGTAAATACATTGAATCCATCCGCAGAAAGGTCAAAATATCCATTTGATCGTGTTCTAATTAATTCTAAAATTCTATTGATTGCACTATTGGCTGTAATTTCACCGCCTGAATCTGATTGGAAACGTGTCACTACTTCAATTCGTGTGATTGTTTCGGTGATAAATGATGACTGATTAAAATCTGTTTCATCAGATGAAATAGAATAAACCAAAATATACGGAAACGATGCCGCAGATGGAACACGGTTATAAACACCAAATGTCACACCGCCAATCACCACATTATTTGTCAAACGTGTAATGATTGCCTTTCGGATAAATTGTATCGGTTCTAACATTATTTTGTTAATTGTTTAATTTTTGTTTCTAATCTGTCTGTCAAATTACCTAATTCCTTACGCAAATTTGTAAAGAAAAACGGCCGTGCCGGCAAATTCACCTCCTTAATTCCTTTGCCTTTAAATTGTGCCGCATAACTTGCAGGAAATCCCAACTTTGTTAAATGGCTTAAATCAACCTTTCTGCCTGTTCCAAATTCAACGTATGGCGCATAAGGCGCACGTGAAAATATTACAACCGTATTTTCATTTTGCCTTTCAAATCCGGTTTGATTTCTTAAATTACCGGTGTCATGCCGGGCATCTGTTTTCATTCCTGCAACCGCAAACATTGCAGTTTTAACCAATTCATTTGACAATTCCTGTTTGGATAATTTACCCAATTCAGCAATTTTCTTTTGTAAATCTGACAATTGTTTTGGATCAACTCCGCTATTTTTTGCCATTATCCTGCAATTTTGGTGGCTGTCATTTTAACCCAAAAATTCTCAAACGTTTGAAAATTGGAATTAATCCGATACAATGCCGCAAATCCTTCTACACTCAATACATCCTCATTGGCAATCAAATCAGCCGTTTCCTTTCTGATCGTGATTTCTATTTCTGTGGACAATAAACGGATGCTCATCTTTTCATCAATGGCACCCTTTGTTTCCTGAACACGGCACCATACGGTGTCAATTGTAACGTAACCGCCCGGTGTTGTGCCACCAAATCCATCTGATGTGCGTGCCAAACGTTTGATCAAAATACGTTGTTTCAATAAAGATGCCGTGTTCCCTGATGCCATTATATAAATACTGATTTTAATCCATCCAATAATTTTGCCGATGCACTTGGAACATCATTCACGGTCATACCGGTAAC